CGAAGCTGCCAAGATCATTCATCACGCCAAAGAGCAGGCGCCTGAAGCACACCCGATCAAGCTCGCCTTCGAGCGCACCAAAGAGTTCCGCGGGCTGGAGCTGCAGATGATGGACTTCACGCCAAACACGCCCAATCACTTGGCGTGGCAGACTTACCTACGCGGCACGCAGACGCACTTCCACGTTCCATGCCCTCACTGCGGGCATTTCTTCCCGTTTGAGTTTGAGCTGCGCAAAAACGGTGAATTGCTGCCGGACGATGAAATCGAGCAAACCCTGGAAGACGAACAGCAGCGAGCCGTCTCTGAAAACTACCGCTCACTGGTGTGGAGCCCCGATGCGCAGCGGGCCGATGGCACTTGGGATATTGAGCGCGTCCGCCAAACCATCCGCTATGTCTGCCCAAAAAATGGCTGTCAGATCACCGATGATCACAAGCCTGGCATGATCGCCAAATTTGAGACCGTCAACCACAACGCCAACGCACTCGACTCCGACCGATCTTTCCGCATCCCCAGCTTCTACGCGCCCAAAGTCTCCTTCGGTGACATGGCAAAAGAGTTCCTCGAAAAAGGCGATTTGCTCACCACGGGGCTGCAAAACTTCTACAACTCATGGCTCGCCCTGCCGTGGAGTCAGTATGCGTATTCCATCAAAGACAAACACGTCGCTCGCTGTGTCGCCGGAGCAGAAGGCAGCGGCGTCGATAAATACGCCCGCGGCATCATCCCCTTCAAACCGCTGCACTTGGGCCTGTATTCCGACCCGGGCGAACGTGCCACCGATTGGGGCGTCTATGCTCTCATGTCCAATGGCGATTTGTTCGCCATCCAGTGGGGCCGCCTCACCTCGGAAAAAGACCTGCTCAATCCCGAGTTCCTCAAATCCCTCGACTTCCCGCTTGCTGGCACGCATGAGCGGATGAGCCCCATCAGCGGCATCGTGGATGCCGGATGGAACACCGAAGAGATCTACGATCTTTGCCAGCGTTCAGGCGGATTTCTTCACCCCTCCAAAGGCGATCCCACCTCACGCGGCACCTGGAATGTCACGCGTGCAGCGTCCCGCCGGCGCGATGAGGTGGAGCTTTACACCTACTCCGACACCGCGCTCAAAGATGAGCAATACGGCCGCCGCATCCAGCGACGCCGCGGACCGCGCATCGTGTTTCCCACCGATGCCGACTCCCAGCTTTTGAGTGGATTCACCGGACAAGTCAAAGACCGTCAAACCGGCCGCTGGAAAGAGATCCTCAATGATCACCAGGGCGACGTGTGCAAGCTCGCCTTGCTGCACTCCATGATCATGCGTGCCACGGGATTCGTGCGGTTTTGACACCCGCCCGCCCGCATGGCGGCCGTCAACATCTCCGATCTCACCAGCGACTTTCGCTTCCACGCCCGCATGCTGTATCGCGGCGACAATGCCGCGCAGCTCGATTGGCTGACGCAGCAATACCTCCTCCTCGCCGAGGACAAAACTGGAGCCGAAATCACCGCGCACGCTTTTGAGGGCTCATCGCACTCTGCGCAGTTCCGCGATTCTTCACCGGAACAGCGCCGCATGGCAATCAAGGCCGCCATTGAAGAACTCGAAGCCGAGATCGCAGGCGAGGTCGCCAATTCGGCCCGCCGTCCCTTCGGCTTTCGTTTCGCCCCCGGTTATGAGCCCGCCGCCGTGCTCGGCTGATTGATTCGTCCTTCCTCATTCTGGTTTCGTCATTTCCTTCCGATGTCCCGCCGCCTTAAAAAACCAGCCGCCGCCGCTGCCATCGCCGCCACCAGCGCCGCGCCCATCACCGACGCCGCCGCCACCACCTCCGCAGGTTCCTACCGCACGCTCCCGCGCTACACGCCTTGGACACTGAAGAGCGTCGAGCGCATGCAGCGCAGCCGCGACATCGTGCAGATCTCCCGCTTCCTGCAAAGCGAGGAAGGCATACCGCAGGTGCGCTATGGCATCCAGCAGCTTCCACGCGAGGCCGTCGGCAAAGGCATCGGCTGCAAATCCATCGCCCAAGATCCCAACTTCCGCCGCGATGCCACCGCGCTCTTCAAGAAGTGGGCCGAATCGCCCGCCATCGACATCCGCAAGGAGCACAACCTCTTCGCCCTCCAGCCCATGCTCCTCTCCGGCATGCTCGGCGATGGCGAGCTCTTCATCTCGCCGATCTACGATCCCGCCGGTGCCTCATGGAGTCTCAATGATCGCAGCAAACGAGCCTTCCAGCTTCAGCTCATCACGCGAGACCAGCTCACGAATGGCGATGTGAAAGCACTTGATGCCCGCAACGCCCGCTGGTTTGACGGCCTCCAATACAACGGCCTCGACCAGCTCGTCACCCTGCGATTGAATCAAGACCCCAACGCCAACGGCTTCAACGGCAGCGGCAAATACACCGACATCCCCGCCATCAACGGTGCTGGTTTCAAAAACATTTTCCACCTCAAAGACCCCACCCGCATCCACCAATACCACGGCGATCCGATCATCTTCGCCAGTGGCAAAGACCTCCTCGACAGCCTCGACCTGAAGGCCCTGCGCAAACACAGCGCCAAAGTCCGCGCCGCCCTCCTGGGTGCCACCACCACGCGCGATGGCAAAGGCCTCAACGCCATGGAGGCTATCAAAAAGGCCCAGCAGGAAGGCAACCCCGCCACCGACACCGGCCGCCGTTACGTGGAGATCGCCGAAGGTGCGATCTTCCTCCCGCTCTCCGACAACGAGAGCTTCAACTTCTTCAACAATCCGCAGGAAGGTATCCCGTTCCGCGACATCCTCGCCGATCTTATTCACCCGTTCATGTTCGAGCTGCGCTATCCACCCGAGTGGATCTTCACGCGTGGCAAAGTCGGCGGCGTCGAATACCGCGGCCTCCTGCAGCAAGTCGCCCGCGCCCATGAGGGCCTCCGCGCCCGCCTGTATCCTTTCCTTGAATGGCTCTGGGAAAAAGTGATCGGCACCGCCATGATGCCCGGTGGTCCGCTCGCGCAGTATGCCGGTGTCGAAGATTGGAACTCCATCGACTTCGTCACCGATCCCGATCCGACCGTCGATGCCGGACGCGACAACCGCGCCGATCTCGACAACCTCGGCGAGAACCTCGTCACCCCCGATGACCTCATCGAGCGCCGCACCGGCAACGATGGCGAGGCCGTCCGCCGCGCCGCCATCGATCAGCGCCTCGACTCCATCCGCTACGCCATCCACCGCGCCACCGGCACGCCCATCGACCAGGTGCAAATCCCCGCCAGCATCGCCATCGCCATCGGCATGGGCTGGAAGACCATGCAGGCAGCCTCCGGCACGCTCAGCACGCTTAGCCCCGACACCATTGCCGCCGAGATCGCGGCAATGGATACCGTGTAAATTATGAATCCAAAACTGCAAGTGCCTGTGTTCATCAATGAATCATGGACTGATGGCATTTTCCCGTGGAAAAAAAACAATGCGCTGCCGTTTGTCCGGGTAATTTTTCAAAAAACGAGGCATACAGTGAATCTCGACATGGGTGATAACGTTGATTCATTCCATCGGATTTTAACTGCCTCAGGCGTTGGTCATATCATTTCGCTCGCTCGCGAATTTAGTCGCAACGTGACGGGATGCCGTGTGTTTTTAACAGCGGCAGATATAATCAATATTCCAGTTAAAGAGTCAGGGTATGTTGCAGAGAGAATTGCTCAAATTGCAGCTGTGGAATATCAGCTTGTCAGTTATCAAGAGCTTATTGTGGCAAATAGTAAAATGAGGCAATCTAGGAAAGATTTACATTGTCTTGGCTATATCATGAGCAGCAAAAAAACGCGTTTTGAAAACAACAAATACCATGACTCAATTTGGGACAATGATGAAACCCGTCGGAACGAAAAAAATGATCCCGCCAACTGGTGGAAAAACGAACATTAAAGACATCAAAACGAGGGTTTTACAAGGTAAGCCAAGGCAGTATCCAGTTTGGTTTACCAAGGCTTGCCGCTCATATCTAAAAAGAAAAGGATTGGACTCTCGTGATTCGGCTGGATCCGTGGTTTATCGTGCTCTTGAACATTGGCAGGCTGGTTTGTCATCAGTCATTGACCATTACGGCATGATTAAAATGGGCTGCGATTGGAACTTTTATACACAGCCTTATGGGCATTGCTCGAAACTGATAAATTCCCTCAAATCATTTTTAATGAGTTTGAATATTGAAGTTTTTGAATGTGGTCAGCGTGAAGGTCCACATCATCCAGACACAATTTATATTGAGTTCGGAATTATTCATTAAAGTTTGCCCATCTTTGACACCCCGCTGCGGGCATGTCCCGCAACAAGACCTGGTTCACCATCCGCAATGCCGCCACCGCCGATGCGCCCGCTGAAATCTCCATTCACGATGAAATCGGATCGTGGGGCGTCAGCGCCAAAGACTTCCTCGCCCAGCTCCGCAGCATCGCGGCAGCGACTCCGATCACTCTCTCCATCCACTCCCCCGGAGGTGAGGTTTTCGACGGTCTTGCCATCTACCATGCGCTGAAGGCTCGCGGCAATGTCACCGTGCGCATTGAAGGCCTCGCCGCCTCGATGGCATCGGTCATCGCCATGGCAGGCACGCGGATCGAGATGCCGCGCAATGCCTTCCTCATGATTCACAACCCCAGCGGCTTCGCCATGGGAGATGCGGCGGACATGCGCCAGCTCGCCGACCTACTCGACAAGATCAAGAGCAGCCTCGTCGCCGCCTACCGCGACCGCACCATGAAAACCGACGAGGACATCATGGACATGATGGACGCCGAGACCTGGCTCACCGGCGAAGAAGCCGTCGAGCACGGCTTCGCTGATGCCACCACCGATGAAGTCGCGCTCAGCGCCTCCGCCTTCAAAACCGCCCGCATCACCGCCGCGCTGCGTCATGCGCCTCGCGCCCTTTTTGACACTCCGCCGCCCGTTGCGCTCACCGCGTCCCTTCACCCTACCCCTCAAAACATGAAAGCACTCATCGCTCTCGCCTCCGCCCTCGGCATCCCCCTGCCGGAAAACTGCACCGAAGACCAGGCCGTTGAGGCCTTCAAGGCGCATAAACCCGCC